CACCTGGACTCATGTAGCACTAGTTCGTAACGGTAGCACCTGGACATTATACTTGAATGGAACTAGTGCCTGGACTGGAACTAGTTCAGCAACCATCGTAACCAGAAGCACTGATACATTCAGAATAGGCGGCCCATGGCCAGTTGCAGGACCCACAATCTTTAACGGATATATGGACGACTTCCGTATTACACCCGGTGTGGCCCGTTATACAGCTAACTTCACACCACCCACTAACCCAGTAATACAGTTTTAATTTTGTGTTTTCCCAATAAAGGGATAAATACTATTGACATGTACACCGCAAGTAGTTTATACTTATATTGTTCATGTTAGTCAAAACATAGGGTTTTGACGAAAGAGTGAAAATAAGACCATCTTAATGAAATAAGGAGAAATATTATGGCAAGCCTCGCAGAAATTCGCCAGCGCATAGCGGCACAAGAAAACAAGTCAAACAAGGGTTCTAACACCCAATCTGATAACGCAATATATCCCCACTGGAACGCAGACGAAGGTACGACAGCCACCGTGCGATTCCTACCTGACGCAAATTCTAGCAACACATTCTTTTGGGTAGAGCGTCAAATCATTAAACTCCCCTTCAATGGTGTGAAGGGTGACCCAAACATGAAACAAACTGTAGTTCAAGTCCCATGCATGGAAACATGGGGAGACAATTGTCCTATCTTGGCAGAAGTTCGTCCTTGGTATAAGGATGAGTCATTGAAAGAAATGGCTAACAAGTATTGGAAGAAGCGTAGTTATTTGTTCCAGGGTTTTGTTCGTACAAATCCTCTAGGGGATGACAAGGCTCCTGCTAACCCTATTCGCAGGTTCATTATCAGCCCACAAATCTTTACTATCATCAAATCTAGTTTGATGGATCCTGAAATGGAAGAATTGCCAACCGACTATATGCGTGGTCTTGATTTCAACATCAAGAAGACCAGCAAAGGCGGTTACGCTGATTACAGCACTTCAAACTGGGCCCGCAAAGAAAGTTCATTGACTGAGGCTGAACAAGCCGCACTTGAAAGTCATGGACTATTCAATCTTGCTGACTTCTTGCCCAAGAAGCCTACTGAAGCAGAACTTCGTGTTATCAAAGAAATGTTTGAAGCAAGTGTTGATGGTAAGCCTTACGATAATGAGCGTTGGGGTCAATACTATCGTCCTTATGGACTTGAAGCTCCTGCAGGTTCTACAACGGCTGAACCAACTGCGACTGCTGGAACCAGCGCACCCGTTAATAAACCCGTAGCAGAATCTTCTGCTCCTTGGGAAGATGAAGAACCACAAACATCTTCACAACCTGTCAAGGTTCCTAGTGCCCCATCAAGCGATAAAGCACAAGACATTTTGGCAATGATCCGAGCAAGACAGAATAAGTCTGCTTAAACGGAATAAGGGGCTTAGGCCCCTTCCATAGGAGATAACTATGACATTACCAGATGAAAGATTTCGGGCTTTAAAGCAAAGTAAAAAATTACTGGAAGAGTTATGCGATCCTGGTCGTACTCCTAGAGTACCCAGTGTTGTAAGAGATAGGGCAAGAGGTTGCCTAAGGCATTATCCTAGTGATTTTGAACTAGAACGGATTGCCGATAACTGCCCAGAATACCTTGACAAACTATCATTTACTGATAGACTGTATACAAACGGCATTACAAAATAAGGAAATAAAATGAAACTTAATAAACTTGATAAAGTAAGTGATTCCTTTACCATTTATCGTTATGATAATGGTTGGATGATTGAAATCAGCGGGCGTGACACAGAAAATGATTGGAAAACTACTAAAATTGTGTGTAACACCGAAGAACAACTGATTGAAATGATTAAAGAATATAACATTAAAAAGTTGGATAATTAATATGGGAAAGCCATTTGACGTAAGTAAATTTAGAAAGGATATCACCAAGTCTATTGAGGGCTTGAGCATTGGTTTCAATGACCCGACAGATTGGGTGAGTACCGGAAATTATGCTCTCAATTACCTCATTAGTGGTGACTTTAATAAAGGCGTACCTCTTGGTAAAGTTACTGTCTTTGCCGGAGAGTCAGGATCAGGAAAAAGTTATATCTGTTCAGGCAACCTCGTCAGACACGCACAACAACAAGGCATCTTTGTTGTCTTGGTTGACTCAGAAAATGCCTTGGATGAAGATTGGCTTAAAGCACTAGGAGTAGATACTAGTGAAGATAAACTACTGAAGTTGAACATGGCAATGATTGATGATGTTGCTAAAACTATTTCAGAGTTTATGAAAAACTACAAGGCACTGCCTGCTGATGATAAGCCAAAGGTCCTTTTCATCATTGATAGTCTTGGCATGTTGCTTACACCCACTGATGTTAATCAGTTTGAAGCAGGGGACATGAAGGGCGACATGGGTCGCAAGCCTAAGGCATTGACTGCTCTTGTTCGCAACTGTGTTAATATGTTTGGCTCACACAATGTAGGATTGGTTGCGACTAATCACACATATGCCTCACAAGATATGTTTGACCCTGATGATAAAATCTCAGGTGGTCAAGGCTTTATCTATGCTTCAAGTATTGTTGTTGCTATGCGTAAACTTAAACTTAAAGAAGATGAAGATGGCAACAAGGTAAGTGAAGTTAGAGGTATTCGTAGTGCTTGTAAGGTTATGAAAACTCGCTACGCAAAACCATTTGAAAGTGTTCAAGTTAAGATCCCGTACGACCAAGGTATGAGTCCGTTTTCAGGTCTTACAGATTTGATTGAAGGAAAAGGATTACTCTCAAAAGAAGGTAATAGTCTGGTATATACCACAAAAGACGGAGAAATCATAAAAAAGTTTCGCAAAGGCTGGGAGCGAAATGACGATGATTGTCTGAATATTGTAATGAAAGATATCATGCTTTCACCCAAAGAAACTCCGATGGAATCTCCTGATGAAGAATAAAATATGGATTCATAGCAGTTAGCATAAATAATATTATGGAGACTGCTATGTATTACATATACGCCCTAATAGATAATAGAACCAACCTTCCTTTTTATATAGGTAAAGGTAAAACTGAAAATCAAAGACATTTGGATCACTTCAAGGAAACTATTGACAATACTGATAATCGTCATAAGTTCTTTAAGATTCAATATTTACGAGAACAGGGATACGAGATACCTATAAGTATTTTGACTGACAATATTATTGATGAAAATGTCGCATATGAGATTGAGGCATCTTATATTAAAAAATACGGGAGAGAAAATATTGATGAAGGCGGTATATTGACCAACATTTGTTTAGATAAACGACCCCCTTCTCATAAAGGTAAAAAGCAAGCACCTGCTCATTTAGAAAAAAGAATAGAAAGTTATAAAAATACTCTATTAGAAAATGGCAGAAAACCCATGACAGCAGAAACAAAAAAGAAAATTGGGTTAGGTGTCACAGGTGAGAAGAACGGGTTTTATAACAAGCACCACACAGACGAAAACAAAAAGAAACATTCAGAAAGAATGAAGGGTAACAAAAACAATATAAAAACCTATAGATTTATTTCACCCGATTCAGTTGAATATATAGTTGAGGGGTTTTATAATTTTTGTAACCTACACAATTTAAGTGTGCCTACTATGGAAAAGATTATGAGAAATAAAAAGATACCAGCCCGCGGTTCATGTAAAGGATGGTTTGTTGAAAAATATAATTCAAAGATAAGTAATGTATCAACAGAGGAGAACATTACAGAATGAGTTTAGATTTTGTAGCAGAAGTATGGGATGCATTAAGAGGTCATATTGATATCTCTGAAAGAAAAGATGCCGCTGACACATTGGTTAGCTTTTTAATTGACAACAATTATGAAGCAGATGAAATCAAAGAATCTTTCCGTGGTGAAAAAGAAATTTTGAACGCACTCAAAGATTATGTCAGTGAACATGAATTAGAAGAAGAATACGAAGAAGATTACGACGACGAAGATGAAGAATGGTGATGAATGAATTGGTACACTAAAGTCACACAAAATCTTGGTGTGATACCCGATTTTATTACACATTATGAATCAGAATTAATCTCGGCAAAAAAAGAAGTTTCCATTTATGGCAATGTAGAAAAGAACATTGCCAACCTACCGGGTGTTACTGAGCATAGATTTAACCAGCTTCAAGAAATTGAGGCTGTGTTAAATTACCTCAATATACAACTTAGGAAAATTCGCCGAAAACATTTTCAAAAATATTTAGAAGCGTATAATAGAGCATTGACTAGCCGTGATGCTGAAAAGTATGTTGATGGTGAAGATGAGGTCATTGACTTTGAAACCATTATCAATGAAGTAGCCTTACTCAGAAATCGTTGGTTAGGCATTATGAAGGGTCTTGAAGCCAAACAATGGCAGATGGGCCATATAGTTCGTCTCAGGACAGCCGGTATGGAGGACATTACAATTGGCTAACACAAAATTATCCGCTCAACAAATTAATAAGATGCTTGGTAACATTACCTTTCCCAATAGTTTGGCAAAGAACGGGACCATTCAAGGATCTGGAAACGTGAATATTTTTTCTTTTGGTGAAGAACAACAATCTAAGTATTTTAAAAAATACGAAATCTACGAATCAGAAGAAGATTTGTTGGCATTGAGTTGTGCTTGGTATAGAATACGAAACAGTTCTACAGACACTAATCTAGCCATCCGCCCTACAATTAGTAAGCTTTTGGATAGAGATTTGTTCCCGTTAGTAACTGACGAAGATAAAGAATTGGCAGGTAAGGTTCGTGACTATTACAGCAAAAAAATTATGATGCTGAAATTAAAAAACGAACATATCTCTAACTATACTGAGGACTTGAATAAATTTGTTCACAGCGATGGAACTAAATTTGTAGAGCAAACATTTGGATTGGCATATCGTTTGCCCCAGTTCTACTTTTATGATATAGAGATTGATAAAATTTTCAGCGGAAGAAAAACGGTAGTATCAAAAAATGTTATAGGCAAAGAGTTAAAAACATTATCATTCATTAGTAAAACTGTATTAGATCGCCGCTCATTAAAGCGTAATGAATATTGGTTTAGTGATGAAAACAATAATGTTGTTGCTCTTTACTTAGATAAAACTAATCCATTGACTGGTATGTTTGAACAACTCATACAAAATCCTATCACATTGAGTGGTCTTTATTATACTAAACGAAAGCACGATATAGGATTCTATCAAGTTGAAAAGTATGATTTGGTTAACTAATCGCAGTTAATGTGCTAACTGTTCTATGTTATTACACATAGTCCTGACACTTAATATGATACCTTAATACGGTAAATATTAGTTTGTGAAAGGAAACAAAAAACATGGAACAAGTAAGCAAAGCATTTGGCATGGCAGGAGTATTTCTAGGTCATGTTATGGATTTAGGAATCAAACTGATTGCCGTAGGCGT